TATGCAGGATGTAATGGCTATTGGATTTGCTAACTTAGAAACCACACCGCTCTGGGTGCAGTGGGGAATGTATGCCTCTATTGCTGCAAGCTTTGGTATACGAACCATGAAGGGGTTAAAGAAATGAGTTTTAAATTATCGCAGCGCAGCCTTGATAGAATGCAAGGCGTAGATGAGCGCATGGTTTCTGTAGTTAAGTTTGCAATCACAGCAACGAAGACAGACTTCGGAGTTATTCAAGGTTTGCGTACTTTGGAAATGCAGAAGGCATTAGTAGCTAAAGGCGCTAGTCAAACTATGAAGTCAAAGCATTTAGATGGATTGGCTGTTGATCTGATGGCTTATATTGAGGGCCGTGGTTCTTGGGAGCTTAATCTGTATGACGATTTGGCTGACGCTATGAAGGAAGGTGCTAATGCTGCTGGGGTGAGTGTGCGCTGGGGAGCAGCTTGGCATATAGATGACATCCGCAAATGGGATGGCACAATGGAAGAAGCTATGAATGCTTACGTTGACCTGCGTAGAAGTCAGGGTCGAAGGCCATTCATTGATGGCCCTCACTTTGAGCTAATGCTTTAGCGATCATTTTGTTGACGTTAACAAAATGTTAGCGTTATTAATTTTATCTGAGTGACGAGATAAAGTCTTTATAGTTAAAGCGCGACTGTATCCCATGAAGGACATGCGTCTGCATATAGCGTCTTTGTCTTTGCCCTCTAAGGCTAGTCTGATTATTTCTTTTGTTTCTGGTTTAGCGTCTTTGCCACCCATGTGATAATCAGTACAGTTTTGCTTTAAGAATTTGCTTTGACCATCTCTTTCTCTAGCTCTTTTATTAACTTGCTTTGCGTCCTCGAGCATTGCAGCTAGTAGTTTCTCATTCATATGTGATAGCCCTCTTTTCTTAGTTTGTTTACGAATTGATTTAATTCAGAACGTGCTGCCCATAAATCTTGTTTTACATTTGGATGCGGGTTGGTTCTGTTTTCTTCATTGATTAGCGTATCAACTCTGCGCTTTAGAAAGTCTAACTCTACTTCATGTGCGCGGTGTATCTTCATTGCTTTCTTCCTTGCTCTACGACAGGCCAGTATATGTTATTGCGATGAATGAAATTATTCAGACCAGATAGCTTTACGTCAAGGATTTTTGCTGCTTGTGTTTGAGTGCAGCGAGATTGCGCCAATGCTTTTACTAGCTGTAGTTTTTCTTGCTTGTGACGTTGCGTCATTTCTTCCCATGTTTCCATGTTATTTCCTTTGGGTAAAAAAAAGCCCCACTTAAACAGTGCGAAACCTAATTAAGCGGGGCAGTTGTGAGGGAGGGCAGGACGCTCCTCGGAGAACTAAGCCTAGCTTAGAACGGAATGCTATCTTCTTGCAATGGGGAAGATGCAGTTTGTTGACCTTGTTGCTTGTCGCTTATTTGAAAAGACATATAAGGTTTACCATCTTTCATGCGTCTCCACCCAGCAATCCGCTTGTCTTCACCAACTGGGCCAGAGTAATCGGGTGCTGCATCATTGCCTTTCTTATCGTTATCAAACATTACAGCCATCTTCTGGTAGACCTCGACAATACCACGACCGTCTTTGGTCTGGTCTTTTACAAGAACTACTTTTGAATCTACGCCTTCGACGTTGACCTTGCCTTGCAAGATCATTTGCTGCGTTGGGAATGGTGTAAAGGCTGCGCCTCTATTTGTGTCGTCGTATTCTGCCATGCTTCTGGCTCCTTTTTTTATGATCTTTAAGTTTTTTGTTCATGAACTCTTGATAGTTTTGCATCCTTTCAAGATGATTTCTCCCTTTATTATTTTTGCAGGGAGTACGTGGTGCCGCGCCACAACGCGGACACCATGTTCTTTGGATTCTTTCTTTGGTGTACTTACCACCCACTGCTCTTGTTTCCACTGTCTTGATCGTACTTATTGCCATCCATCTTACCTAAGAAGATGTCAGCATCACAGCCAATGTGCGACAGTGCTTTAGTTAGGCCATCAGTGATAGCCATCTTCGGTGCATCTTCAGCCATACGACCTTTAGCTGCATCAAAGAACTTACGGCACCCTGTGAAGGGGCCAAATGAATTTGCTGGGCTACCATGCCAAACAGTAACATGCGCTAATACAGCGCTGTCTCCGTTGCTTACAGGCACAATCTCTGTTGTGTTGTGCCAACCCCAGCCTTCACCGACTGGCCCAAACTGCTCAGTCATCTTTTTGACTTGGTATTGTGGATCAATGGCGGTGAATGATCGGCTGCCGAAGCTGACCTTCTTCAGATATTTGGGGTCTGAAGAGGCCAGCTTGTCCCAGATGTCTAGGTTATTAGTCATTGTTGGTTCTCCTTGTTATGCGGAGTGATCCCCGCTTGTCTCGTTTAATTGTGAGTTGATCGCAGTAAACTTCTCGTTCGTTACTACTGACCATTTGTTTAAGATCTTTCTTTGCGTTCTCGAACACGCGGTTATGCTCGTAACCGTTGATGTAGGTAATTGCTGCGTCAATGAATTGGTTGTCGCGGCTGGCGTCTCGCTTGACCATGTTGTCCACCTCAACCTTGTCAATGGAGATGTCTGGCGTTTGAATACCAATCGGTTCTTCGTCGCGTACAACGTAACCCCAGAAGTCTGACACCACTGCCCACATAGAATCGAAATACTTGTGGTTGTACGAGACATGCGCTGACTCCCATTTGCTGTTGCCAAAAATTACTGAGAAATAAGCACCGTCTGCTTTAGCAAGATAGCAGTACAGTTGTATTTGCGGCATGTAATATTCAATGACATCATCCATAGATTTGTATGGATTGGTGTGCTTGGCTTCTACTATAAAGCTGCCCCACTTAGCATCAATCAGACCCTTGGCTGGCACTATGCCAATCTCTAACTCATACTCACGTTGCTGATCAGACAGTATGCAGTCATGCTCATGCTCGAACCATTCAAGATTGAAGTCTTCAGTCCAGCTACCGAGTTGTACTGCAATATTGCGAGACAAGTCGTCTGGCTCTATGCGACCAGTCTTGATCTGCCATAGCTCAAGCCAGTCGCCATTCATAATTTTTACGCAGTCGCTGCCGCCTATGAAACCTTTACGCTCCATTGAGTTCTCCTTTTATTATGAGGGCTAGACTACTGCATACTTGCAGCTTACTCAAGATATTTTTTGAGGTCGGCTTCAGTAATGTCAGTAAGTTCTAATAGTTTTTTTCGCTGCTCGCCCTTGAAATATGGCTCACCAACAGGCTCACCATTCTTAATACGCTTGGCTATAATCTCATACTCATCGAGTACATAACTATACTTCTTGTATTCTCTAGCGTAATGCGGTGAGCTTGTGGCTTTGTTTATATGTGCATCCCAGACATTACTTTGAACAGCTTGATAAACAGACTTAGGTTTATTCATGGCTTGTAATACTCCGCTACTTTCTTACCGTTTGGAAGTTCAATCATAGTTTTTTCTATATGAAAGCCAGAAGTTTTTAGCTCAGATATTCTGGCTGATAATCTAAAGCAGCCAAATAAATCTAATGCTTCTAGTGATGTTAATCGCTTACCTTTTTCAAGGTGAGCTTTTATCATTTTGTTTTGATTTTCCATTTGCGTTCTCCATAAGTTTAAGGAATTGATCACCGCTCATGATGACCAGAGTTTGCGGACTTCCTGTCCGTCTTTTATAGAAGGCAATGTCTCGCCTATCTAATACTGTGAATGGGCTAGGGAAGTTAGACTTGTCCCTGTACTTTACTTCTCCCACCAGTTCTTGTCCGAAGAGTTCGAGCTTGATGTCGCCGCTATACTCTCCTCCCAAGCTGCCTGAGAGGGGTTGCCTTTTCGCTTTGATCTTCGCTTTCGTAAGCCAGTCGACGAACCACTTTTCGTGGTAAGTTCCCTTGTTCTTGTTACGGTTTGCCATTTGTCCTCCTCATAGCAATGAAGGCAGACATACCAATGCTTCTCGTAAGTAGCTGCGCTATTGTTTTTAAGTATTGCAACGAACCAAGTGGTTGTGGTTTGACATGCAATGCAATCAATTGAACTACCTTTTTTTGACTTCGATGTCATATTCTAATGCATCCAGCCAACACATAAGCATAAATCCAGAAGGCAAACGCTTATGCGCCTCCCATTTATGAATGAGTGATACAGTGCAGCCAATCTTATGAGCTAATGCTTCTTGGCTTAAACTTAGCTCTAACCGAGCGGCGGTTAACATCTTTACCAGAAGCTCGTAATCTTTCGGTATGCTGACGGGCTTGTTGTATCGAGTGAAGTTCTTCGATAGCATTAATTACTTTCACTGCGGTATCATATCTTAGTTCTGTATCTCCATTAATTGAGCGATAGTAAGTTGATGTTGGTACGCTTGCTCGTTTGAAAGAGGTGAGCAGCGAAACATCTGTCTCGTCTGCTCTGTCTTGTAGGTATCTTAGATATGACTTCATACTGCACTAATGCAGCAAGTCAGTCATCGTTGTCAAGATCTTCTGGTTCTACCTCAATCTCACAGTCACCATTACAATTCCAGCAAGTGTCTTTGTATTCTTCTTCGTAGCCTATATCGACATCGAAACCTTGCCTAATAAACCTAGTGTAAGTCAGAGTGCCATGACCGTAGCACTCTGGGCATTCAATAAGGGATGTGGTCATCAACATCTGGTATGTCATGGTTATCCTCCCAAGCTTTGGTTGCACGTTGCAAAAACTTCTCACGATTAAAACGTGGGTTAGTTTTCTCTAGCTCATCGGCTATTGAGTGTAGGTGAGAGGGCCAACCTACCATTGGCCCAATTGTGTCTGCAATAAACTCATAGTGCTGTTTGCTCATTCTCATTATGCCATCTCCATCCATTGCTTTGATTTCATTGCGCTAGCAATCTGTAGCTCACGATTGTACTTAGCAATTTCTGGCTTGCGTAAATCCTGTGTGTGCGTAGCCCAGTAAGTAAGGCAGTTGTATAATGCCCACTTGTTAGAACCGAGGCTGCTGCGCTCGTCGTTCCAAATACTTAGCAAGTTTTCTAGTTGCTTTTCGTTGGTTTTGGTGACTGACTGCTGGCGTGTGAATGCTTTGCAGACAGTTTTCTTAAAGAAGTTTTCGATTTGTGGTTGCTCTAGCTTGGTTTGCATCCAGCTTTGCCATACATCCTTGCGTGATTTGAAATGCTCAAGGCCATTGATTACCTTGGCTGCTGCGCCTTCGACGTTGATTGATGCGGTGTGCTTGTATCTACTACGCGCCACTGCATCTGGTGTGGTGCAGCCATTTTTACACCATAATCTATAAGCATCTGCTACCTGAGAAAAAGACCAAGACGCATCATAACTATTAAAAAAGTTTACTCGGAATTTAACGTAGTCACCGACATCTGGTTCAATAACAATGTTATTAAATAGTATCTCACCTCTTAGCTTGCGACCGTCTTCAAGTACATCGACGCTTACTTCATAATCGTCTGATAGATCTGCTGACTTCACTCCGTCGAGAACTGAGTTGACTACATCATCGTGTGATACAATCTTGTAGCGTGATCCGTGTACGCCCAACACCTGATCGGTGTCGGTACGCACAACAGCTTGATGACCAGCAATGATATTGCCAAGCTGGTCGTGGATTGGTTGTTGTTCAACGGGAAAGTTGAAGTCGTTCATTGAAAAATGTTTCATGCTATACCTCCTGTAGTTTTGCATTTATTTCTGCAAAGCAATTTGCAATTTGGTTCATTGCATGTGGTCGCTTGCAGTTAATAATTGCATTTGAATTATCCTCGAAAAACTCATGGATTGCTTCGATGTCACCTCTAACAAACATTACCGATACAGGTAGGTCTGCATAATCAATGTAGTTCAGTCTCATGTTAGTTTTCCTCACACGTCTATAGTTATAGTTGCACTGTTAATCTGCTCATTGATTAGATCAATAATGTCATATGAATGATCAGATATATTCCATTCTTGTGGGCTTTGCTGATGCAGTTCTTCGCGTACTACTTCACGAATGTATTGCACAATGAGTGTATTCAATTGAGTTGAGTTAAGTTCCATGTTAGTTCTCCTTGGTTTATGTCCTGCATTATTGCAGTGACAATAGTTAAAGTCATTAGTTACGTTGCGTCACTTTGATTTCTCTTTGCGTTTCAACCAATAGTTAAATGCTTGATATGATTGAAAGCCTAACAACTTAGCAGCGCGTGTCTGACATCCATGATCTTTGCCTACCTGACGAAGCGCTTCATCAATGTAATCATCTGTTAGATCTTTAATTGCTTGTTTTACATTCATATCCTTTCTGAATTGAGTATTTGGTTTTAGCTTGATAGTTATTTCATCATCGTCAACAAAGACGGTGTGATATTTTAAATCAATATTCATTTAGTTTTCCTTTTTTGGTTTTCGTTTTGGTTTTACTTGCGGTACTTCGTGCTGATGAATGACGCACTGCACTTCACCATGAGCAAGTGAAGGATTTGTTTTTAAAAACTGATCGCATTCTTCTGGCGAAGAGAATGCTACGAATGCAATCCAAACAGTTTTTAACATTTCGTTTTCCTTTTTTAAGTTTGATTTTGCTGGCGACTGCATACAGCTTGTTGCTGCACACACTCACCCCTCTTGGCGTGCCCCCAGAGGAACCTGTCCAAATAAAAAAGGGGCCGAAGCCCCTCTCTGTTACGCTACCTCCTGTGTCTCTACGCCATCAGTGTTT